CCTAAATCAACCGGAGTAAGACAATGAATGACAACGAGTGCAACACATGCGGTGAGATGTTCCCTATCAGCCGCGCCCGACTTGGTTACAATGTATGTCTAATGTGTGGCGACCTTGTAGCCGCAAGCCAACGTGCAAGCTGGTGCGTAGTGCCGCTTCCCAAGCAAGGCTACACCCGCGTAACCAACAAAGCTGATCTACTCAGCCTCAATCAAAAAACACGGTAACCATTTAGGGAAATCCCTAAACCAAACAGGAGTAAGACAATGACTGACAACTACACAAATCCATTCGCCGCGCCAAGCACAGCACCTGCACCATCAATCAGTTCTGCGGCAATGATCGTGGACTTCAATGCGTCCGTCTGGACTGCCCGTAAGAAAGACCGCAAGGCATCGGATGATGTCACTGACATGAACGCAGCAGACAAGGGCGTGGCCAATGTGACTAAGAACTTACTAGGTGACTGCGACGAGCTACGCGCCGTCCAGAAGTTCGCGGGTAACGTGCGCAACATACACTACAGCATGACAATGCCGTGGTCTGACAATGGCTCTCGACTGCTCACCACAGCACAATATTTCAAGTACAACGAGGTTATGACCGACCTACAGCAGGAGTTCTATCGGTTGGTCAACGAGTTCTTGAATGTGTACGACTGGAAGATCATGCAGTCTCAAGCCAAGCTGGGCGCTATGTTCAACCGCGACGAGTACCCAACGCGTGACAGTCTACATGACAAGTTCGGGTTCCGTATGTCCTATGTACCACTGCCCGATGCAGGTGACTTCCGTATCGACATTGGCAACGAGGCCATGACGCAGATCAAATCGCAGTACGAAAGCCACTACACACAGGCAATCCAGACAGCCATGAATGACATATGGCACAAGCTGCACGATAACCTGACCACACTTGTGCGCCAACTCGACGTGAACGACGAGGGTAAGGGCAACCGCCTGTACGACAGTGTGTTCGACAGGGCCATCGAGCTGACCGAGATGTTGGGTACGTGTAACGTGACAGGTGATAGCCAGATGGAAGCCATGCGCCGCCAACTGGAGCAAGCACTGCATGGGTTGAACCTTGACCAGATCAAGAACAGCCCCACACTGCGCGAAGATACGCGTACAAAACTCACCGCTGCCATCGCAGCCCTACCAAGTCTGGACATGTAATGGACTGGGGTGACTGGCAAGACTGGATCATTGGGGCGGCTATATTCGCCCTGATACTACTGTGGATACTAGCCGTATCCTTCAACTGGATTTAACCATTTAGGGAAATCCCTAAACAAACTGGAGAATGACAATGAATAACGCACAACAAATGTACGCACTGAGCCTTGACCAATGTGTGACGCTGATCGGAGCCATCGGCCACGAGCGTACCGTCCTGATGCAAGGTGACATCGGCAACGGTAAATCATCCACACTTGGTGAGGTGGGCAAACTCAAGCCAAACCATAAGAGGTTCTATGTAGACTGCACCAGCCTCGACCTTGGTGACATTATGATCCCAATGATTATGGAGATCGACGAGAACAGCAAGTTCGTTCGCTATGTCACCAATGAGGAGTTGGGCCTACACACTGGTGAGCCTGTCATCATTATGATCGACGAGTTCGGCAAGGCTAACCCATCTGTGAAGCTGGCGCTGTTACGCCTCATACTCGAACGTAAGATTGGTAGCTATACGCTACATCCTGACAGCATTGTCTATGCGACGACCAACAAAGGGTCAGAGGGTGTGGGTGACATGTTACCACCACACGCACGTAACCGTATGACCGTCGTCCAAGTTCGCAAGTCAACCAACATGGAGTGGATCGAATGGGGTATCAACAACGGCATTGACCACACGTTGCTTGGTTGGTGCAAGGATAACCCGCATCTGTTCGCATCGTTCGAGGACATCAAAGACCCCGACGAGAACCCGTACATCTTCCATCCGAAGCAACAGAGAGCTGCGTTTGTGACACCTCGGTCGTTACACTCTGCGTCTGACATCTTACACCAACGTCATATGTTTGATGACCAGACACTCACGTCCGCTCTGATGGGTACTATCGGTGATCGCGGTGCTATGGACTTGATGGCGTTTGTGAAGCTGGCTGACCAACTGCCAAGTCTACAGTCTATCAAGGATGATCCAAGCGGTGCCAAAGTTCCCGACAGTGCGGCGGGTATATGTATGGTTGTCTACCGTACGCTTGCATCTATCGAAGCTGACTGGCTCAATGCGTGGATGGACTACATGCCACGTTTGGATGTGGAGGCACAGGGTATGTTCGCCAATGGTGTACGCGCACCCAAGTACAGCAAGCAATCAATGGTGATGAAGAACAAGAAGTTCACCACGTGGGCCATGCAGAACAACTACATGTTTGCAGCGGATAAAAAGTAATTAGGGAAATCCCTAAATGGAGAATGACAATGTTAGCAATAGGTAAACAAATCACAGAGGAGCAACGGCTGTCCAAAGCGGTCGTTGACATCATGCCTCGCATACCTGAGATCGCAGGGCTTCTGATGATCGGTGAGCGTACTATCGACGATACGGTGCCAACAGCCTGTACCGATGGACGTGACGAGTTATACGGACGGGCGTTCGTTGACTCATTGAACGATGCAGAGCTGCGGTTCGTCATAATACACGAGGTGTTCCACAAGATGTATCGCCACCTGATAACATGGGCACACCTGTGGGAGTTGGACAGTCGCACGGCCAACATCGCTATGGACTACGACATCAATGGCAAGATCATCGAAGAGTATGGTCAAGATGGTTGGGTCAAGATGCCGGAAGGTGGTTGCCATGATCCTAAGTACAAGGGTTGGGGTACGGCTAAAATCTTCTGGGACATCTACGATCCTGATGCAGCCAACGATCAGCCGCAGGGTGGTAAGCCAGACGATGGACATCCCCAAGGGTTCGATCAACATGACTGGGAAGGTGCCAAGGACATGACACCCGACGAGCAGCGCGAGATCGCACGTGAGGTGGACGAGGCTATCCGTCAAGGCGCACTGGTCGCAGGTAAGATCGGTGATGGTGCAAGCCGTAGTCTGGACGAGCTACTGAAACCCAAGGTGGATTGGCGTGAGGTGTTGCGTGAGTTTATACACACAACGTGCGCAGGTAACGACTTCTCTACATGGAAGCGTCCCAACAGACGGTTCATGGGAGCTGGTATCTACATGCCCTCCGGCATATCGGAGAAAGTCAAATGTATCGCAGAGCACAACGACATGTCTGGTTCAATCGGCAAGCGTGAGCAGCAGGTGATGATTAGTGAGTTGGTCGGTATCTGTGACGCGGTAACACCTGACGAGTTACACGTAAGCTATTGGGACACCGAGGTGCGTGGGTATGAGAAGTATGCCAACGACGAACTGAATGATGTGGCAACCAAGACGAAACCCGTAGGTGGTGGCGGCACTGACGTGCGTTGTGTACCCGCGTACTTGCGTGAACATAACATCAAACCACAAGCATCTATCGTGTTTACAGATGGTTACCTGTACGGCGGTTGGGGTGATTGGGATCATCCTGTGTTGTGGGTGATACTGGATAACAAGAACGCCAAGCCAGACAACGGCGTGGTGGTACATGTAAAATCGGAGGACTTGTAATGGGCAAAGTAAAAGCATTGTATATGGACGCGCAGGAAAACCCGTTCATCGCGTGTCCCGAATGTAAGGACACAGATCGGCATGGACAGGTGCCGAGTGAGGAATTTAAATGGGTGTGCGGTATCCAAGAACCGTTCGAGGTGTGGGTCGAGTGCGAGAACTGCAAGGGTCTTGGTGAAATCGAACGTGATTGGGAGGACGAGGATGCTTGAGTATTTGAAAGATAAAAACGTCACATGTGGTAAAATATTACGGCATGAGGCAAGCGGTAGCGACAAGGCAAATAGGATTTGGGCGTACCGTAATGACCTTGGTGAGGAATATTTAGCAGGTAGTAAATCGCAGTGTCGAAGAGAGGCTATCAAAGATTTGCGCCTGTGCCGCGTCGATCTGGTTGTGGAGTATACCGCCGTTGGAGGTATTCACAGGTTTGATTACTCTGACACTTTCCAGAAGCAAAACATAAATGATCTTGCGGATAGGCTAAAAAGAGCGCGAGGCCGCGAAGCATGGTTTGAAAAACTTTACGAAGAGTCTTGCGCAGAAAACAGAGAGTTGAAAGCCAAACTAGCAACCATCGTAAAGTTCGCAGAGGGTAAAAATTAAGATGAATGATACGGTCAATCAAATGAAACTGGTGGCAAGGGCCGAGAACTCTGTGGCGCGTCAGACGTGGGGCCATGCCCCGAAACGTAGTGGCGCACCGCGGACGAAAGAACTACCGCTAAAGGCTAAGAGTATAGAGGCATACCTGCAAGATGGCATGTCCCGCACTGACATCGCCAAGGCCATGGGTACAAGCTACCAAGCTGTCACCAGCTATATAAACAGATACGATCTTGGGGGCTGAAGGGATGTTATATGTTAGACCATCTACCTGACACGTTAGCAGCAGAGTTGGACCGACTAGGTGTTTATACCACAAGTGACAACATCAAAGAACTTGGGAGTTCTGCGCCACGTCCAAAGGAATACACGTTCAAGAAACCAAACCTTGATGAACATGGAGAACCAGACTTTTGACTGATGAAGAGATTGATAAGAAGATTGAGATCGCTGGCGCTGTTGGCGCTTTCGTAGGCTTCATATGTGGTGTGGGTCTGATGACCCTTGTAGGTATCATATTTTGAGGTGGTCGTGTGGGTGACCGTGAATGTTGGCACATTTAGCAGCGTCGAAACCAAAAAACATAGTTGCGATGAAAGCCACCCACGCAAAGTTTATAAACCCCGCCAACAGTGTTGGCAACAATCATTTAGGGAAATCCCTAAACCAAATGGAGAAAGACATGGGAATAGATCATAAAACCGTAGCACAGGCTAAAGAATTTTACGAAACTAACACGGCGGTGTTAGATGAAGCGCAGCAAACGAACTCTCGGTTGCGTGAGTTTGCTCGAACCGTGGAACGTGCGATGCGCGTGAAAACCGTACCGCGTGACCGTAACACCGCATGGGTCTACCGTGACAACGACCTCATGGCCATCGGGTACATAGGGTATGGCGACTTCGCCACCAGCGTACACGGCGATAACAAGTTCATTGTCTGTGCGCGGGGTATAGAGAACATGAAATACGCCGAGCATGGAGATCAACACAATATGCGTATGGCGTTGAAGATGGATACCGCCATGAAACATGCTAAGAGATACCTTGTACCTTACAGCCTACCGGAGTGCGCTGGCGTGTTTGCTCGACAAGTCAAACAAGAAGTTAGCAACGTAAGAGTAAGGGTCAAAGACAAGTATTCTGAAACCAAGAAAGCTGTGGGTATTAACGGGCGTACTTGGGGTGACGATGAGAAAGCCGCAAACCGCCTGATGTCAGAGCTTCGCAGTATGCTACAGGCAGGGCACAGCTTCATTGATAAGACTTTGGACGCGGACATTCGTGCAATGTTTGAGGCAGCGGATGGGTTCAAACACTTCGAGGAGGTCGTGCCTATGGACTTCATACATGTTCACGAACAGTGGGGTAAGCAGGTCGTTGGGCGTGTGACGGTAAAAGATGTAGCAGCGTGGCGTCCAGAATACGAGAACGTGTGTACGTTCCGTGCAGAAGAAGTACCCGAGGAAATCCAGCATGGGTGCGCGGCTATGAGTATGTGTGAGGATGGGCACTTCGTTGAAGGGGTTGGTTACAGAGTTAATGACCACACGTTTTACCTCTACAAGTAAGGTGTTATAACATGGACGCAACCAAAAGTATTACTTACCGCGTTAACATAGCGTACGATACTAAACAGGTCACTATCACAAGTATTGGCATGGAAAGTGTTGACACAACCGTAAAGGATAACTACAATTCTGTAGACGAGTTACCGACTTGGATGCAGGATCGCCTTGCGGTGCTGTCTATGTTGGAGGTTCCACCCCCACCAAATGATGTGGTTGGCGTGGGATCACGGATAGGCCCGTACTTGTTCTGGGTCTACAATTAGGGAAATCCCTAAATGGCGAGGGGTCACGGCTCCTCGCTTGGGGGGTACTGGTATCAATGGAGAACGACGATGACACCCGAAGCAAAAGTCAAAAAGAAAGTTGTGGCACAGCTAAAAGAGTTACACGCATACTATTTCTACCCCGTTACAGGTGGGTACGGTAGGAGCGGTGTGCCTGATATAGTTGGCTGCTACCGAGGCTTGTTCTTTGGGATCGAATGTAAGGCTGGCAAGAACAAACCCACCCCTCTGCAGGAAAAGAACCTGAGAGAGATACGCGATGCAGGTGGTTTGGACATGGTGGTCAATGAAGAGAATATGAATGACGTGGCAAAAGACCTTAGAGGTTGGGCCACTGTTATTGATGGTAAACCCTAGCTGTGAGTGGGTTGCGGTAATGACATTGTCCCGCGAAAACCACAGCAGTACGAGCAGAGGAACTCCATGCACTTCAGAGTGCGGTCTTTCACCTCTGTGATCGTATCGAAGAAACCGCGATATGGTTAGCCCCTGCGTTCCAGCGCAGGGCACCACCTTAACAATGGAGGCAGACATGTACGTGCAGGTAATAAGATATGAGTAGGGTCATAAACATAGCCGCCGAACGCGGCAACACAGTATTTGAAGACACACTACGAAACACACAGTACGGCGATAGTATTGTGTATCATGTAGGAGAATATGCCGGAGGTATGCACCGCGCCCCCGCGATGCAAGCCAGTAACGAAGGCTATGTAAACCTCGTGCAGAGAAAGTTAAGTCCAAAACTCTTTGAATACATTGCGCAGCGGCGCAAAAAGAAACTGAAAAAACCTCAATAAAGGAGAACGTGATGGAATTTTTTACTGCGTTGTTAATTTATTATCCACTTCAGGATATGGATATGCGAGGCGAAATTTGGTTTGAGAACTACGCCAAATGTGAGCAGGTTCTTAGGTCTGATGCGTTGCTTGTTATCTACGACAACCCAAAAGATATTCACATGAACTGCACTCAATCAGACCAAGCCAGTTCGTCTATACGCCCGAAAGCAAGGCCGGAAGGGCTGAGTAATGGGTGACGAGGCGTTGAACTTGCAGCAGCAAGCGGAGCTTAGGTTCCTAAGAAACGAAGTTAATAAATACGAGCGCGAGGTTAATCGCGTCGAACAACACCCCAACGTGCAGCAAGACTTACAACGCGCGAGGGGGGAACTACGAGAGTTTACCGCAAACCTGCGGAAACAAGGTGTCAATATATAACGGAGAATGACATGGCTAAGAAGAGTAAAGCGGATAAAATCTGGGCGTATAAGATTAGACACCCACAGGCCACAACAAGCGAAATCGCTAAGGCTACTAAATCATCCTACAACTATGTTCACGCGTTGATGGCTAAGATCGGCACACCGAAGGAAGTGTTCGAGAAGGAAGCGAAAAAGGTGACGCGTGGTCAAGTGTTAGACACAGCCAAGGAGTATGTGACCAAGGATCGTGCGGCTGACCATGGCAACATGGAGGATAACTTCAACACTATCGGTGCGTACTGGTCTGTACATCTAGGTGTGAAGGTCGATGCTACTGATGTAGCTGTGATGATGAACCTGTTGAAGGTCGCACGTATCAAGTCGAACCCGAAGCACCCCGACAACTGGGTGGACGCATGTGGTTACATGGCATGTGGTGGTGAGATAGTGAGTAAGGGCTGATGGACCTTATAACCTTAGACTTTGAGACGTATTACGACAGGGACTACTCTCTGCGTAAGATAACAACAGAAGCCTACGTCCGTGATCCTCGTTTTGAGGTGATCGGCGTGGGTGTGAAACTGAACAACGGAGAAACGGAGTGGGCCAGTGGTACGCACGAACAGATTGAAAAATACCTCAAGACCTTCCCTTGGGAAAACGCTATGTTACTTTGCCATAACACTATGTTTGATGGTGCCATTCTTAACTGGCGTTTTGATATTCGTCCTCGGATGTATACCGATACTCTGTGTATTGCCCGTGCCTTACATGGGACTGAAGCTAGGGCAAGTCTCGCTGCGGTATCTGAGAGGTACGGTGTCGGTGCTAAAGGGCACGAGGTACTCAACGCACTCGGAAAGCGGCGTGGAGATTTTGCACCCGAAGACCTAGAGCGGTATGGTGACTACTGTGTCAATGACGTAGACCTTACCTATAAGTTGTTTAGTATAATGGCCAAACAGTTCCCCCGCCAAGAGTTACGTTTGATTGACGCTACCCTACGGATGTTTACCGAACCGATGTTGGAGCTGGATCGTGACTTGTTACGGTCGCACCTAGAGGATGTGAAGGATCGTAAGACAAAGCTGTTAGAAGCTGCGGGGGTGGTGGACAAGAAAGACTTGATGTCCAACCCTAAGTTCGCAGAGTTGTTAAAAGGTTTCGGCGTCAAGCCTCCAATGAAGATCAGTCCTACTACAGAGAAAGAGACGTTCGCGTTTGCTAAGAGTGACGAGGCGTTCAAGCTACTGTTAGAACATGAGGATGATCGTGTGCAGTCGTTGGTAGCTGCACGGCTCGGCACGAAATCTACATTGGAAGAGACACGAACACAGCGGTTCATAGACATCGCTGACCGGGGGCGTCTGCCCGTCCCTGTAAGATACTACGCTGCGCATACAGGTAGGTGGGGTGGGGATGACAAGATCAACCTGCAGAACCTGCCCAGCCGTGGGCCTAACGGTAAGAAGTTAAAGGGCAGCATCATAGCGCCCGAAGGACATTCGCTGATCGACTGTGACAGTTCGCAGATTGAAGCGCGTGTGTTAGCGTGGCTTGCGGGGCAGCATGACCTGACCAAACAGTTCGCAGACGGTGAGGACGTATACAAGTACATGGCGTCCAGTATCTATAACGTGCCAGTAGATGGGGTAAGCAAGGACCAAAGGTTCGTGGGTAAGACTACCATTCTTGGCGCAGGTTACGGCATGGGCGCACCGAAGTTCCAAGCACAGTTACAAGGCATGGGTGTCTACATAGAATTAGATGAAGCGCGGCGTATCATACAAGTGTACCGCGATGCCAACGGAGCTATCAGTCAGTTGTGGCGAGACGCCAACAATACGGTGCAGTACATGCAGCGAGGCGACAGTTTGCAGTTTGGCAAAGAAGGCGTCTTGCAAGTAGACGCACCTACCAGCTCAATAATCTTACCTTCTGGGCTACCTATGTTCTATCATGGGCTGGCAGCGGAGCAGGGTGAACGAGGTCCAGAGTATACCTACAAGACCCGAAAAGGTCCGAACCGCATATACGGCGGGAAGGTTGTGGAGAACGTGTGCCAAGCGGTTGCAAGGTGCATCATAGGCCATCAAATGTTACTTATTGCCAAGAGATACAAAGTTGTGCTAACAGTACATGACTCGGTTGTGGCTTGTGTACGGGACGAAGAGCTAGATGAAGCACGGGCATACGTCGAAGAATGTATGAGCCAGACGCCTGATTGGGCTGATGGACTACCGATCACCTGTGAGAGTGGCACAGGCAAATCATATGGAGAATGTGAGTGACAAAAGTATGGCCGTGGTCCTTTAGCAAGATCAAAGATTTTGAGCAGTGCCCTAAACAGTTCTACCACAAACACGTCTTGAAAGAGGTGCCGTTTGTGCAGACCGAAGCTATCTTGTACGGCAACGAGTTCCATAAGATGGCGGAAGACTTCATCTCCAAGGATACACCAGTGCCTGCAAAGTTTAGCTTTGCGGCCAAAGCCCTAACATCTTTGAAGGATAGGGAGGGTGACAAGCTATGCGAGATAAAGATGGGTATCACAGAGAACCTAGAGGCTTGTGATTTCTACGCCTCTGACGTTTGGTTCCGTGGTATCGCTGATCTAGTTATACTGGATGACGAGGTGGCAACAGTTGTGGACTACAAGACAGGCAAGTCTTCTAAGTACGCAGACAAGGGGCAGCTAGAGTTGATGGCTCTGGCACTCATGGCACGTTACCCGCAGATCAAGAAAGTTCGCGCCGCCCTGCTGTTTGTGGTGTGTAATGACTTGGTGAAAGACACATACATGGAGTATGATAAGAGTAAGCTGTGGGAGAAATGGCTCGGCAAGTATGGGCAGATGGAGACTGCAGCAAAGGAAGACATGTGGAACGCACGGCCTAACGGGTTATGCAGACGCTACTGTCCTATCATTGAATGTGTTCACAACGGAGCAAACTGATGCCATACAAAAACCCCAAAGATCGTCCCAAGCAAAAGAACGCGCCTGTAGGCAGTAAGACGTTTGAAGCACGGATGGAACGCCAGCGTGCCCGCCGCAAGATGGATCGCACCAGCAAAGATGCTAACAAGAACGGCAAAGCCGACAAACGTGAAGGCAAAGATGTTAGCCATAAGAAAGCCCTGTCGAAGGGTGGTACAAACAAAGACGGTGTGACGGTGGAGAGCCGCAGCAAGAACCGCGCAAGAAACTACAAAAAGAAAAAGTGATTTAGGGAGTTCCCTAAATAGGAGAACACGATGCAGATTATAGATGGTAAGGCGTTGCTGTTGAAGCTACGCAACCCGAGACGTGTCACTGAAGTGATACCGAAAAGCAAAGCGGTGGAAGACCACGAGGTGCTGGTGAAGTGGGGCATCGACGAAGCACTCAGCCTACGCAAGCTGAACATTGATGTGCCCTCCCCGATCAACGGCAGGTACGAGTGGACGGGTAAGTATGCGCCGTTCGACCACCAGAAGAAGACCGCTGCGTTTTTTACGATGAACCAGAAATCTTTCTGCTTTAACGAACAAGGTACAGGTAAGACCGCCTCTGCTATATGGGCCGCTGACTACCTGATGAAGCAGGGCAAGATCAAACGTGCGTTAGTTATCTGCCCCTTGTCTATCATGGACAGTGCGTGGCGTGAGGACTTGTTTACGTTTGCCCCGCATCGCAGTGTAGACATCGCGTATGGCAGTTCCAAGAAACGTAGAGAGATCATCGAGCAAGGCGCTGACTTTGTGGTGATAAACTATGACGGTGTTGAGATCGTCGCTGATGCAATCATAAACGGGGGCTTTGACCTTATCATTGTAGACGAAGCCACACACTACAAGAATGCGCAGTCCAAACGATGGAAGGTGCTTAAACGGGTTGTCAACGAAGACACATGGTTGTGGATGATGACGGGTACACCCGCTGCGCAGTCTCCACTCGACGCGTACGGGTTAGCCAAGATGGTCAATCCCAATGCTGTACCAAGGTTCTTTGGTTCATTCCGTGATATGGTTATGACGAAGGTAACGCAGTTCAGGTGGGTAGTAAAACCTCACGCATCCGACACGGTGTTTAACATATTACAACCTGCCATACGTTTCACCAAAGAAGAATGTCTTGACCTGCCCGACATGACATACGTCAAGCGTGTGGTCGAGCTTACACGCCAACAGAAAAAATATTATGACATGCTAAAGAAGAGTATGACTATGACTGTGGGTGATGACGAAGTGACCGCTATGAACGCGGCGATCATTATGAACAAGCTCCTACAAATATCTGCTGGCGCTGTGTATACTGATGATGGTGACACGTTAGAGTTTGACATCAAGCACAGGTACAAAGTGCTGAAGGAAGTGATCGACGAGAGCAGCCAAAAGGTTCTTGTGTTCGTACCATTCAAACACACTATTGACATATTGACCGACAAGCTGCGTAATGACGGAGTTGCTACTGAAGTAATTCGGGGGGATGTACCCGTAGCAAAACGAACCGACATATTCAAACGGTTCCAGAATACCCCCGATCCAAGGGTGCTAGTCATCCAGCCGCAGTCCGCGGCGCATGGTGTTACGTTAACTGCAGCGAACACGGTGGTGTGGTGGGGTCCAACCTCCTCCTTGGAAACATATGCCCAAGCTAACGCACGGGTTCACAGGTCGGGCCAGAAGCACCGATGTACTGTCGTGCAGTTGCAAGGCTCTGCCGTGGAAAAGCGTGTTTACTCACTGTTAGATAACAGAATAGACGTACACACAAAAATGATAGACTTATACAAAGAAATACTTGACTAGGGTATTTTATACCACTAAAGTATAATTCTCGTTACTAGAGGAGAACGCAAATGACGGATCAGTCCGACATACCTGCGGATAAACTGACAAAAGCCTACATCAAACTACGGGCAAAAAGAGCAGAGCTATCCGCACGGTTTAAAGAAGAAGATGGAGCGTTGGTGCGCCAACAGGAAATCTTAAAGAACGCGCTGCTTGACTACTGTGAGAACCACAATGTCGAGAGCGTCAGAACCTCCGAAGGTTTGTTTTTCAGGTCCACTAAAACCAAGTATTGGACTAGTGATTGGGAACAGATGTATAGCTTCATAAAGGAGCACGATGTACCTGAGTTCTTAGACAGGCGGTTAAACCAAACCAATGTCAAACAATTCTTGGAGGAAAACCCAGACGTTCTGCCGAAGGGTATGAACGTAGACACCGAGTATGTCATATCAGTAAGGAAAAAATAATGGCGGAACCATTTGTACCAATAGAGGATTTGGCAAAGCATTTTGCAGTGTCCATTTCTACTATCCGTGCGTGGGTACGACAGGGGCATATCCCTAAGTCCACGTATATTAAGATCGGTAATACATACCGTTTCAACAAGACTTCAGTGACCGAAGCCCTAACAGGTAAAGCCATAGAAGCCGAACAGGCCGAAATTCGTAATGAGCCTGTAGAAGAACAGTTGGAGTTTAACTTCGACGCCGACACAGACGTATAAGCCAAAAAGGAGAACGACATTGGCAGACACTTACATCATTGAAAACGTAGAAGCACTATGGCCGAAGCTAGATCAGACGTACGCGTTTGATAAGAAGGCCAATCGTAGTATGCCCTGTGGTCCACGGGATGCTAACGCAGAGTTTTCCATTGCATTCCGCATGGACAACGCCACTGCAAAAGGTTTGTTTCAAGCCATGAGCGCAGCATACGCGGCAAACCGTGAAGACAAGTGGGCTGAGAAACTAGCCAACCCGTTTGTTAAAGATGACAACGGCACCATCACACACAAGGCCGTGTTGAAGGGTTCGTATGGTGGGCAGGTAACAAACAAGCCAGCCCAATATGACTCGCAGGGTAACATGCTACCGGAAGACTTTCAGTTGACCACGGGCAGCACTGTTAGCGTGGCGGTCAAGCTGGTGCCTTACGACTTCGGGGGTAAGCAGAGCGTGTCACTGCGCATCAACGCCGTGCAGGTAATCAAGTATACTCCGATGGAACGCGCCAACCCATTCGGCGCTGTGGACGGAGGGTTCGTTATGGAAGACCCCAACCCGTTTACGCCGAAACCAAAAACAAACAACGTCTTGGCTATGAAGCCCTCCGTAGAAGAGGATAGCGATGACATGTTTGAAGCAGAGCCAGTGAAGAAGACCGTTAATAAAGCGGCTCCGGCTCCAGCGTCTAAAGGTGATCTGAACGACATCGTAGACAGCATGTTTGACGACGACTAGACACAAATCCACGGCTGCTACGGTGGCCGTGGTTACTCCTATGGTATGAGTGGTAACAATGATAAACAAAAGATTTTTAGATTTGGTGTTGGCGCACGAGGGCCACTACTGTGTGTGGGCTTTGAAGGGCGCTAAACCAAACGAACAGATCAAACAGAAATTTTACTCGTCTACTGATGAGGTGCTACAGGCAGCACGTGATCTCGACGCAAACGGGTGGAACGCTTTCTTTGCAATGGGCACGTTCTTTGAGGCTGGGTCTCGCGTAGCTACCAATATGCAATGGATGAAGTCTTTTTTCTTGGACCTAGACTGTGGACCTAACAAAGAGTTCCCGTCTCAAGAGGTGGCGATTGAGGAGCTACGGGTCTTCTGCGAGAACAACAGCCTACCTATCCCCACCCTTATTAACTCTGGACGCGGGGTGCATGTTTACTGGATTTTGTCTGAGCCTGTGTGCCGAGCAGACTGGTGGCCTGTCGCTGAACGACTGAAGAGGTTGTGCGCCGAGCAAGGTTTTGAGGCTGACCCGTCTCGAACATCCGATGCCGCGGGCATATTACGTGTGCCAAGCACTCACAACTACAAGTATGATGAACCTCTACCTGTAGAATTTTATGGGGTGGAAGAACCAACAACTGTGGACTTTGATAAGTTTTCAGTTTTGTTGGGGGGTGATCCGATACCA